TGATTTCATGGCTAAACTAAATACAGAAGTGCCTAATCCTGGTGAAGGTGGAACATATATGTTCGATCCAGAAACAGGAAAAAGTACACTAGTTCCAGAAACCGATTCCTCATCTGACAATGGCTCTAACAAGAACGACAAAACTACTAGCAAAGATTGAATCATCATATGGGAGTAATCCATCTCCTGTAGCTGGTTCTAATGCTATTCAAGTTACTGATATAGAAGTAACTCCTATTGAATCTGACAATGTACAAGCATCTGCTTTTCAAGGCTTTTTAGGTAACAGTACAAGAGGTACGTTACTTGCAAACAAAAGAGTAGCTGTATCATTTGGTGCAGAGTTATCAGGATCAGGTGCAGCAGGTACTGCAAGTGCTTTATCACCTTTGCTTAAAAGTTGTGGTTTAAGCGAGAGTATCGTATCAAGTACGAGTGTTACTTATGCCCCTGTTAGCTCATCGTTTTCTAGCTGTACTATTCTTTGTTTTTATGGTGCGACAAGACACGTTATTACAGGATGTAGAGGTACAGCTTCTATATCAATGACAGCAGGTCAGTTTGCTCAAATTAATTTTGATTTCACTGGTATTTATAACGCACCAGATAGCACAGCAATGTCAGGTACATTTACAGTTGCAAACCAATCAGCGGCTTTAGAAGTAAATGATACAAACATTACAACTGCAACATTTCATGGTGCTACTTCACAGAGAATAGAATCTTTTGATTTAGCTCTTAACAATGAAGTTTTATATAAAGAAACAGCATCTAGTCAAGAAGTATTGATTACTAATCGTGCTCCTGGTGGTACTGCCGTTATTGAAGAACCAGTAAGAGCAACTACAGATTATTTTGCTAAAGCTGTTGCCACTGCCACAGGTAATACTTCTATTGTTCTTGGTGCTAGTGCTGGTAACATTGTCACTGTTAATGTCCCACAGACAGACATAACAGGGGTAACTAGAGGAGACACTGGTGGGGTCAATAGCTTGAGTTTACCCTACTTGGCATTACCTACAACAGCAGGTAATAATGAGCTAAGTATTGTAATG